GATGATGATAAAAGAATGCACCATAATCACCACCACCAGCATTCAGATGCATTGCCAGATATACCATCTTGCAATCAAACCGACTTGAATAGTCATTCACTCTGATGTGTCTTTCTGTGTATGTTCCATCAGACAATGGAATCACTTGATGCCCCAGGTCCATCAATCGCTGTTCCAATATCAAAGCAAGATACCCAGTCCAATGTGCTTCTTTTTCATCATTGGATATCTGGCCATCTTGATTGATGTCAAAGCTGGCACACGGTCATCCACCTTGGATGGCTTGCCTGCATGCTGTCTGTCTATGAATATTAACATGTCTCTATAATATCATGAATCTAGTTCCATTTACACAAGTCTTGGATTCACCAATGGATTGGATTCAAGATGAAGGATGAACCTCCATTGTCCATTGTTCCATGACTTGGATACCACTTGACACTTGTGTTCATTCAATCCAAACTGTGTACTGGTGAATGAGATGACATCACCCACTTCCAAGTATCCGAATGCTGGGAATGCTTGGACTTCGATTCCATAGGCACCAAGACCACTGATTCTGATTTTATCCCTTGCAATCCGATATGCTGTGTTCATATCCCAAACAAAGGGCAGTTCCAACACCACTTCACGCAATCCGAATCTGGAATAGCTCAGGTCTGACACCGGGTCTTTGGCCAAGAATGGATTGACATCTTTGCTGGATACCGTTGGGTCAATGGTGATTGTCGATAAGAAGTGATTGTTCTGGCCTTCATATCCATACTTGACTGTGACCTTGTTCACTGGCTCCACATCCAAAGGTTGCAGACCAGTCACCACTTGGAACATTCCTGATTCCAGAATGTGGAATGATGGATTCACTTGTTCTGATTGATAGTATAGATTCAATCTTGGTTCAATACCAGCTGGACCATTGAACACTTCGATGGGTAGGTTGGCAATGATGTTTTCTTCCATCCATTCCAATGCAATGATGTCTGGGTCATTCACATACCCGGCAAACTTGTAACGGTTCAGAACTGGTCTCAATCCTTCCCATGCACTTCTGTTGAACTGGAGACCAGTCAATTCCAGAAGATATATGCACATATTGCCACCACCAGACAAAGATTGTCCAGTGATTGGGTCTTGTGCACCTTCACCAAATTCTGCCCATGAACACCAGAATGTCTGGTCTTCATCAAAACCCGGTCCAAATGAATTGTTTTGAATCACTGATGTGGCATCCCAATACACATAACTATACAATTGACCATCTTTATTGACAGCAGTTTGGATGATATTCACAAAGTTTCCACCAGTTTGATCCCACACTCTGATTCTGGTGGCTTCCACTTCACCCATTGCTATGATGAATGTGAAGTTCAATGTGACACCACTTCCACCACCATCAATGATATATGCTGGTGAAACCTTTGCTTCTTTGATTGTCTCAAATGACTTGGAAGTATTGCGAATATACCATTCACTTGGTGAACCAAACACAAATGGAACATACTTGCCAATTGGATATTGAATAATTCTTCCAAGTGCTGAAGCTCGTTTGTCTAAATCTGGATACTTGAATGGGTCAATCTCAAAACTGTTTGCCAACAACTTTTTTTTGGTGACATTCAAACCATTCTCGATGCTGAAGATGATATTGCCCATGGACTTTGTTGGTGTTCCAATGATTGGGTCCACCACTTTTCCTGTGAACAATGGAATCTTGTCTTGTTCTGTGAATGATGTTTTGCCATTGGAGACCATCACCATCGACAACACAGCTGGAGACAGTTCCAATGTTCTATTGGCCAACCATTCTGCAATCCAGTTCACATCATCAAAGACCACTTCGATGGATACACTGTTGGCTTCAATGTTGAATCCCACAATGTCAGTCTGCTGTTGGATGCTAGGGTCACCCAGTCCACCATTGTATCTGTGGGTCTGTCCTGTCTGTGGGTCATCGATGTCGATGGGTATGGTGCTGAATCTGTATGTCTTGCCAAGATAATCAATGGTCAATAGATAGCACAGTTCTTTTCCTTGGATGTCATCTGGATGGAGTCTCATTATTCCACCTCCACCAATGTGACTGTGGCCAGTCTGAACATTTCATCTTGTTCTTCTTCACCCAGTACAGATTCCAAGGTCACACCACCAGACATTCTGACAAGTGAATGATTGTAGTATCGATTGAAGATGAAGAAGCCATCTTCATCTTTGTCTTCTGGAATGGATGGAAGGTACACAACCGGCTTCTGTTCACTGAGATGTTGACAGATACCCAACATTCCAAACACACCATCCCCATAGTTGGCAATGGGCATTGCTCCACTGGCTTGACTGAACTGCCAGAAATCTGGATTCAGTTCATAGATGGTCCGACTGTCCACAGGTTCTGTCCATGCCACTTGGAATGTTCTGCGACCTTCTGACATCTTCCTTGCATAGTACATTCCATCATTGGTGGTGTATGATTGGACATTTGGGTCATAGTTGATTGACCGGCCCCGTTGGTATTGTGGTGCCATGAAGTAGATTGAACCAAAGACCATAGTGCCAATCTGATAGTATCCTTCCAATGTGTCCTGTGTTGGAATCTCGATGGCATATGCCACTTCACCAGCACCGGCTGCACCTTGGAAGGCTTCTGAAACAATGGTCACACTGTCTGGAATCAAGTTGATTGTTCCACTGGTTGGAAGTGTCGTTGGGTCCACCAGTTCACTGTCGAAGACCAACACAGCACTTTTGGCATCTGAAGTCTTGGTCCACAGTCCTTCACTGTTTTGGACTATCTTCACAATGTACTTGTTTTCACCATCCACCAGTTCTGCTCTCCATCCAACACATTCACCATATTTCAGATATATGTTCTTGGTCAGGTTGTCTGGAATGAGTGTTGCACCAACTCTTTCAAAGCTACCAGACAGACCGGTTGACACATCGATGGACACAGCTGTTGACCAACTTGAACCATTCCATGTCTTCAATGTGGCTGTCTTCCAGTTGATGTTTGACAGATGGAGACCAGCAACATCATTCAGACCAAGATTCTTTTCACTCGATTTGGTGACTGGGTCTGTGTACCATGCAATCCGTTCTGTGGATAAGTTATCCACACTTCTCCACACCACCCTTGGTGACAAAGCAACTTCATGGAACATGTGGTCAATCGGATAGTCATATCTTGGTGCAATCTTGTACTGGTCTCCAGCTCTGGCCGGTGCATCTTTGGCACTCAGTAACAGACCACCATCCACATAAACATAATCACCATAAAGAGGATATACAGCACCACGCAAGTCCACATTGGGTTCACCAATGCCACCAGCTGAAACATGCATTTCAGACCAGTATGATTCAAAAGACCCAATCGACAGATGGCCCCATTCAAACAATCGAGTGATACCCGGTGCCTGTGTTCCAAGTGTCACATCCACTTCTGTCCACACCTTGGCTTGTTTTTCATCCCATTCACGATAGTACACTTTGACTTTGGTTCCATCTTGGAACACCATGAATTCATTTGTGGATGTCAAGTCGAAGTTCTCTGTGTGCAATGTGGAACTGTGGTCCAAGATTCTGAATCCACCCACAGCAAACCGAATCCGCAATGTATAACTATTGGAACCATCTGAGGACTGCACTTTGAAGACAATGTTGTCTGCTGTCAATGTGGCATTGGTCTGCACTCGCATCTTGAATCGATAGAATGTATCATGATAAACACTTGGTGTATATCGATAGTATCTTGTGTTACCACTTGTTTGGATTCTCAGGCCCTCCGATTGGATGACATGTGAACCGGCTCCAGTTGTGGTGTATATGGATGAAGTGTCTGGTGTCTGATTGTGAATCCAGTTGTATTCAAACCCATAGTATTGATTTCGGTCTGGTTGCTGTTCTCGTTCTGGATGCTGAACTGAAGACCATCCACCAAGATATAATCCACCAAGACTGAGACCAGTTGAACCACTGGTGGTGTTCACTGCCAAGAATGTTCTTCCTTCCCAGACTGTCGCTTTTATATTCTCCAATTCAACACTGGAACCACCTTTGAAAATGATACTTTGGGCAATACCACTTGTGAATCCTTCACTGGTCTGTTGCCAAGTGTCACCCAAGTCTTTGGACTGGAATCCATATAAATCACCAAAGGTATCTCGGACCACAATGAAGATGGTTTCTTCTTGATACCAACATGCCAATGTTCCATCCACCAATGTGTCACCAGCATTGGAACACAATGTCAATACACCATTGGAGACTTCCACTTCATATGCACTGGTGTATTGTGTTGTCGCTGCAGCAATACCGGGATTCGGTATTCTGATGAAGGACAAAGTATCAGTATTACTGAGATATGCAAAACCTTGCTGGCCATTGGGCAATGCAACACCAACAGGATATGCATGGTCTTCACCATAGAAGCCAAGTGCATAGAAGCTGGTTCCATTGTCTCTGGATACAAACTGAACCAGTTTGTTGTCACCAAGTGAAGTGATCTTGGAACGAATACCCACAACCAAAGTGATGATGTCATCAGATACAATCAGATTGGCAGTGTCCAAGTGGTTCCCGGTACTGGCACTGACATCAATATAGTTGTCCACCAATGCCCTTCTGGATATCTCTTGCCAACTGTCTCCACCATCTGAACTTCTCCAGACAAACAGATTGACCACATCGATGTTGGTATAATTGAAGAAGGTCACAATGATTGAACCATCTTTCAAGACTGCAATGCATGGTTTGGCTGTGTTTTGTGGTGAACTGGACAATGTAGTTGTCAACAATGTCTGTAGTGTTTCAATGGTGCCATCTTGTTTCTGTCTTCTGACTGCAATTGTATATATTAGACCATTGTTCAATTCAGTGACCCAATACAATGTTCCATCTTTGGATGCTGTGATTCCATAGTCTGAATAGCTTGCTGTGGTATTGGTGAAGTTCAGATACTTCCAATCAGTGATGACATTGTTGGCATTCTGTGAACACTTGACATCATCAGGACCAGAAAAGACAAAACTGGCCTTCTCTCCTGGTGTTCCACCCTCGACAGTTTCAACAGTGATGTCTTGGGTCTGTGAACCGGCCATTGCCAAAGACAATCCAGTATATGACTGACTTGGAAGGGCCACACCGGCTCTGGGTGTTTGTTGTGTGAATGTGGACTGTTCTGGCCAAATGTTATCTTTTGTTATGTTGATGGTTGGAACCAATAGTCCACGCATCTTGTCTGGTGTTGTGTTTGCCATATCAATATGCCCTTATTCCGAATTGTTTTGGTTGTCTGTATCCGATTTCTTTGGTGAACCTTCCAAAGTGTTTGAATGGTTGAATGACCACAATTTGTTCTTGTGGTGCTGTACCTTGTGATAACTGTTTGACACCTTCTTCACCACCGATTCTGCGAACTGTGGCACGATCCAAGACTGCTTCACCCTTTAGAACTCTGGCTGGCATTTCATCTGGTGCCATACCCCCCATGTGGAATGTGGCTTGTGGTGGTTTTTGGGCCATCACCACTGCTGCTTGAGCTGCTCCAGTTCCAATGGCTGTGGCTATCATGGCACCACGCAAGATGGGTGGATATGCCAAGGCTGCTGTGACTGCTTGGGCTGTATTGAAGGCCACTTCACCCACTGCTGCAGCTTGATTCATTCTGAACAAGCCAGTGATGACTTTCTGGTTTGCTTTGCCATTGTCAATGGCAGCTTGCAAAACTGCACCACTGAATTCACTGAATGACCCGGCCAAAGCTTGTGCATTATTCAAGTCTTCTTTGAAGATATCCAGCTTCAATTTTTGCTGTCGTTTCAAAGTCTCCTCTGTGATGACTGCATTGGCCAATTCAACATTCTTTGATGTTTCACCCAGTTCTTTGATTCTCTCCATCTCACGTTCAAAAGCAAGTTCATCTTGTTCTGACTTGGTCAGGAATGTCGATTCAGCCAACTTGGATAGTTCATTGGTGGCACTTTGTTGCTTTTGGAACCGTTCCATGTCTAATTCAATCAATGTCCGAATGGCATCTTCTTCTTCATGTGATGTGTCCACTGTCTCTTTTTTGGCCTTGGTCACCTTCTTGGCTGCTGCTGCTGCTTCTTCATTGGCATCTGATAGTTCTTTTTCAAGTGTCACCATGTCTGTTGCCAGTTGAACTGCTTCTTCTTGCATCTTCAATAGCACATCACGTTCTTTTGTCTGTTGAGTGATTTCACCAGTTAAGATGTTCAAAAGTTCATACAGTTCTTGTTGTGCTTTGATATTCTTCCCTGTCAAGTCCACTTTGTTGTCAATCTCATCATTCTGAAGTTGTAACAATTTCAACTCTTCAATCATTTCATCTGACAAGATGGCACGTTCTCCCATTGCGTAGGCAGACAACAGTTCATTGACTGCTTTCTTCTGCAGTTTGGTCTTTTCAATGGTTTGTTCTGCTGCTTCTATGTTGCCCCGGAATGATTCATTGGCAGCTTCTCCAGCCTTTTCCAGATTGTATTGATATTCTGTGATTTGACCTGTCAGAAGTGCATAATCATTTCGCATTTCTCGTAATTTGCCAGCTGCATCTGTCAAGTTGGCTTGTTGTTCTTGTTGGGTCTGAATCAATGCTTGATGTGCATCTCTTAACTTCAATGTCATTTGTCGTGCATCTTCAATTTCTTGTTGATATGACATGTACCCCATTGTCAATGCACCAATAGCAGCAGCAGCAGCCAACACATAGGGATTCAATGAAGTGAATGACATGGTCAGTCCTTCAGTCACAGCAAAAGCATCCGCAAGGCCATCAGCAGCTTCAGCCAACTGGGGATTGACACCACGCAATGCAAGACCAATAGAACTGAACCCACGGTCAATGTCACCACTGGATTCAGCAACACGTTCCATTCTGTCTTCTGCTTTTCTGGCACTGTCAGCCAAGTCATCAAAACTGGCTGCACCTCTTTTGGCAGCATTGGATGCTTCTTTGGCTGCCTTCTTGGATGCTTCAGCACTCTTCTTCGCTGCCTTTTCAGCTTGCTTCAGTTGCCGGTCCAAGGCTGCAACCATCTTCTTGGCTTCTTGGTCTGTGATGTTGGGAATGGTCTTCAGTTTGGCCATCAAGTCTTGCAAGTTGGCTTTGTAACTGATTTCGATTGACTTCTTCTCTTCTGCCATGGGTCACACTCTCTTCATCAAGTCATCTGCCAATGCTTTGACAACTCGGTTGGCTGTTTTTCGATGGGGTTTTACCAATGTTTCTGTGGCCACTCTTCTTCCCTGGGGTTGAAGAATGTCTCTGGACTGGTAGTTCTCTGAATCTTCTCCATATTTTATCATGTAGCTGTATGGAGCAGTATTCTTCAAAAACACGACAAAGTTCCCATTGGCATCCACTTTCATCCCACGTTTGAACTTCTTCCAAGATTCCTTGGATGTTTTACGGAAGAAGACAATGTTGCCTTGGTCATCTGTTCTGACTTGGGGTTTTCTCTTTGGCCAGTCTCTGACAGCTGCCTTTTCGATGTTGGCCAACTCTTCTTCCATAATCTTTCCAGCATTGGGTGCCACAGTATGCAAGAACCCCATGAACATGGATTCCATGTCTTGGTTCACTGTGACTGTGGCATTTCCTCTGGTGTATGACTTCATTGCATTCTCTTGGATATCATTGCTTCCATTCTAGCAGTTTTTATCCGTTCTTGTCGTGTTCTTCTTTCATCTGGTGATTCACAATGAAGTCTGTATTCGGCCAATACTTTGGTCTTGGTCGGTTGGTCCAATGTGTGGAACCAATCTGGATGTTGGTTCCAACGCATTGCAATCCGCATGGCCATCAAGTCAAAAGAACCGGACCGACCTATGAAAAATTTGCAGTGTCTTCCACATCTTGTTCTGTGGGGATTGTCTTCATCATCTCCACCAAGATGGTTGTTCCTTGTTCATAGATGGAACCCGGTGTCATTCCAGCTTCCAACAATCGTTCCATGACCTTGAATCCAAACTGAATTGGGTCTCCACTGTGGACTGGATATGCTGGAAGGCATTTTGCATGGTCAACTGCAACAGCAATGGCAGCTGCACACAGTCTTCCAAGTTGTGCTCTGTTGGGTTCTGAACCCCAGATTGCAACAAAGTCCAAACAGACTGCAATGCTGTTTGGAAGCTGGATGTCATGTTCACCAAGTTTCTTCAAATTTACTTTCATTGTGTGTACCTCTTATTTAATAAAACTTGGGCCACCATACAGATGAACCCAAGTATTTGAAAATTTCAGAACTGAATTATGTTGGTCCTGTGACTGTTGCACCACCATAACATGTGAAGTTCAATGTGAATGATGATGGGTCACCCTCACTGAAGTCCAAAGTGCAAACACACTTGGACAATGTCACTGTGTGATCAGCATCATCACCAAAGTCTGTTCCTTCAGCTGTGTACTTGATGTCAACACAGTAGTGTTCAACATATGGTGTTCCAGTTGTACCAGTTGAAGTATTGCCAGAATAGTTTCCAGACTGTTGGATGAAGTCACGAACTGAACCAGCTTCTGAACCATCTGTGAATTGTCGGAAGTGGAATGTGAATGAACCAGTCACAGCTTGTTCATCTTGTTTGCGAATTGCAGCGAAGTTTCCACGGTCCATGACAACCAGTTCACTGAATTGTTGTGGTTGACTGAATGAAAAGTTTCCATCTTCGTATGCAACTTCTAATGATACTACAATTGCAGTTCCATCTAGCAATTCAATCTTGCCATCTCGTTTTGTTTTTGGGATTACTGAATAAGCCATAAGGCCTCCATTTATATTGTGTGTAGGGCGGTGAATTCAATATTGATTATACAATATTCTTGGGAGTCTGTCACTTCTCTGGTTGAACTGTTGTATCGAACAGTGAATCCATTGTTGGGTGTCGTATAGGCTTCCAAGATGGCATTGATGACATTCTCTTCAGCATCCAGTGCATTATCATAGTCTGTTGGGTATATGTCCAACGGTCTCAACCGATATGCAAACAGAACCCGGACTGGTGTGTTGACATATACACCCACTGCCCTTCTTTGTCTTTCATCAACAGCTGTACTGGATGCCAACTGGACACCGAATGCCAAGTGTGCAACCGTGTTTTCAGTTCTTCCAAAGTAGTCTGGACTGTGTTTGGATTCCTTAAATCCAGTCAATGCATCCACTTTGGCTGCGATTGCTGCTCTGACTGCACTGAATTTCATCTTCTTCTTCTCGAACTTCTGAATGTTCCATATCGCCCCGGTTGATTCAAGAATATGACAGGGTTCTTGGCTTGTCGATTGTTGGGCTGGTCAGACTTACCATCATGGTCATAGTCATACACAAAGTTGATTTGCTTCCAATCATGTGTGTACTGTTTGAAGTGTTCACTTGCCAAGTCCAGATACCGGCCATTGGACTGTCCAAGACTGCTGTGGAAGTCTCTGAATATGTAGTACAATGACAAGTTCTGATGTGCAGTTCTGAAGGCTTCTGGACTCATTACCAAGTATTCCAGTCCACCACCTTCTGTCCTCATTCTCTGAACCAATGTGAACCAAGCTTCATCAATATAAGACTGGTAGGATGCAAGGTTGCTGGGGCGAATATCAGCTAGTTGGGAATAAGTAGAAGTCAAGTCGCCATCTGAGACAACTGGATATAATCTTCTTTTCACCACTGCTGCATTTCTGCGGAAGTTAAACACCCCACCAGTCAAACTGATTTCCCATTCTTGCAAGTACCCTTCACCCAGTTCCAATGTTTCAGCCAAGTTGGATGCACTGTGTGTGTATTGTGGAATGTTACCGGGATATGTTCCGGCTGCTTCATCCACAATCTTGTCCCCATTGGGTGCAATCAAACTGTATTTGACATCTGTTGGACCGACCAAAGAACCATCACGATATATTGGAAGTGTGGTCAGTTGTGACTTGCCACGTTCCAACAGTTCTGGCACTTTGATTTGTGGTGCATAGGGTATTGCATTGCTCATTTTGTGAATCCTTCATAGATGACCATCCCAATGGTCTGGTATTCTTGAATGAAGTCATTCATGTCTTTGACCACTTGGTTCAGTTCATCCAGCTGTTGTCTTTTCTCTGGAATGTGTTGTTCTTTCATCAACATTTCTTTCATGCGGCTGTTGTTCTTGTCCAGTGCAGCCAGTTCCCAGAAGTGTGGTTCTGGATTGCCAAGCATATTGGAACGAAGCATGTTGACACACCAATCATGGAATCCATCAGTGTCCAACTTCTCAATCAATCGATTGGCCACCACTCTGACATTGTTCCACTTTGGGCAGTGATATCTTCCACCACGAACATCATAGACATGCATATAATCATATTTTTGTGGGTCCAAGTATACCCAACCATCTTGTTGCAATTTTCCGATTCTGGAACCGGGATTGCCAACTTCACCAGATATCTGTGATATTCCATTGACACCGGGTACAACTCTTTCCATTCTCAAGTGTGGAATAAAGAAGCCCTTCTTGACTATCTTGGTGCTTTTGCCAGATTGAACTTCGACATCTCGATACACAAATGACCAGTTGGATGGGTGCCATTTGTAATAGAATGGATGGTTGGGTCTAGCCGGTAGCAGATTCTGTTGTTGTTGGGCTATTGGTGCCCATGGTTGTGGTTGCATTGGATTATTCATTGTGTGTACCTCATTTGAAAAGATGGGTGGCAGTCAGACCACCACCCATTGAATATTGAATATTGAATCAGATTAGATTGCAGAAATCAACAGACATCCACGTTCATCATCGATGATTGACATACCCAAGTATGCATGTCCAACGATGCGTGTCATTGCCTTGTCAGCTTCACGTTCCATCTCAATCATCACTTCACCCATTTCCATGGATTCAGCAGCACCGGCCAATGGAGCTGGCATTCCAGAAGCAAAACCGATTGCACCTGGAGCGAACAAAGCACCTTGATGGTCAGTTCCATCATTGGTCACGTATGAAGAAGTGTAGATTTCAACACCCATGAATTGACCTTTGTAGTGAGAACCTTTGGCACTGATTGCTTCATAAGTAGCT